GAGAGCTTGAGGATCTTTTCGCCGATCAGCTCGACGGCCGCGGCTGATTTGGTGAGAAGCATGTCTTGATGCGCGCGCTCGAACACCTGCTTGCCGGTTTCCGGGTCAGTCACGCACGCGATGACCGCGCGCACGGTCGCCACGCGGGTCTGCCCTTGGGCATCCTTCACGAAGTCCACGCGCTCGCCCGCGTTGAACTCGCGCACGCAGACCGTCTCGCCCCATTGGGGGACGAACAGGTCTTCAGTCTTCAGTTTGGCCGCTAATACGCGGTCCAGGATCTTGCTCATTGGGCTCCTTTGCCGTGATCGTCATTGTTCCGGGAAGGTTGAGCACCCACCCGTTCTTGAAGTCAATTGCCGCGCCGTCGCGCTCAACTCGGTTGATTTCGGACGCGGGCACGACTAGCGCCCGCGCCTGTTTGTCGTAGTGCATTACGTGGTCGAGAAGTCCACTTCGCCGTGCAGCGCGAAAGAGACGTTTTCCTTGATGAGTTCGTTTTCGCCCGACGTGATTCCAGCGCTCGACATATGCCCGGCCGCCATGAAGCGATCATTTCCGGCGAGGTTCGTGTACAGGTAGAGCACGTAGTAGCTGCCGAGGTTCGTGTTGGCGAAGTAGGCGTTATTGTAGAAGCGCTGGAAGGAAATCGAGCCTGACTTCATAACTAGCGTCCGCTCTTTCCACGTGTCGCCGAACGTCTGCGACTCCTCGGTGATGACCTCGGAATCATAGGACCACTCAAACGCCTGCGCGGCCTGCGCCAGCGTCAGGTATTCGGCGGTGATCGTGATAGTTCCGCCGGCGGTGTACCCATTCGTAAGGGTGATCTTCCCCGATGACCAGCCAATTTGATAGTTGGCCTTCGGCACGGTCGAGACGCCATCGAGCACGGTCACGGCCGCGTTGGGATTGATCGCCCGTTTCGCCGTGTCTGTGATCTGGTAGGCACCGCCACCGAGGGAGGTTACTGCCTCCCCCGTCATGGCGGTGCCCGATCCGGTGGCGATGTAGATGTCGGCTGCGTTTCCTGCGAGTACGGCCATGATGGCTCCTTAGGTGTAGGACAGCGCGCCGGTGCCGGTGAAGGTGTAGGAGGCGGTGATGATGCCGTTTTCCGGCGCGGAGAATGACGCCTGAACAAAGGCGTTGCCGCTGTAGTAGATCGTGCCGTCCACGTAGAAGCGGATGGCGACCGTGGAGCCGGCGAGAAACGCGGTTTTCAGCGCGATGTGGCCGTTGGTATCGGCGGTGTCGAGACGGCCGGAGCCGCTGCCGCTCCATTCCTTGATGGTCGAGGTGCGTTCCTTCCAGGTGTCGCCGAAGGCCTGCGTCTCTTCGAGTCCGGTCTGAACGTCGAGGGACCAATTGTCCATCTCGCCAATTGTGTTTGTGCCGATCTTGAGCGCGGCGGCATTGCCTACCATTACAGCCATAGTGGCTCCTTTCGCCTCACGGCGATAGCTAGAAGTGGGTGGCGGAACATCTCACGACGTGCCGCCGGCACCCGCGCCTAAATGGCGTGGATGATGTCAAATTCAAGGACCACGGAGTAGAGCTTTGCGCTCGTCTCCAGGTCGTGTTCAAACTCATTGCGCCGCCCGTTGAGGTGCGTGCTGTGAACCGTCAGCGATCCGGCCGCGGTGGTGATTTCGGCGGCGTGGTTAACGACGTTGGTGTAGACCAGATCGGCCAGGTCTTCGGCGGCCTTCGGGTTGCCCTGCGCCATGCAATACAGCGCCACCGGGCGGCGTGTTGCCGTCGGTGCGGCCGATCCAATGGAGTGGAATGGCGCGGAGTCGATCACTTCGATGACGATGGCCGGATAGTCCACCACGCGGCCCTGATCGGCGTGCATGTCGTACACCCGCGTACCGGTCAGGTCGGTGATGGCCGATATGGTCTGGAGGTACTTGTAGAGCGCCTGGTAGATCCTCATGCGGCCCGCCCGAGCGCGTCAAATGCGGCCTTCACGCGGGATTCCAGGAGCCGCTTCACGTTGTTGCGCTGCGCGCGGATAGCGTCACGGAAGAACGGGATAGGGCGGCTGCCGGGGTGCTGCACTTTCTTGGCGAAGCGCTTAAAAAGGTTGCCGAACATGAGGAACTTCTTATCCTTCGGCGTGACCGTGTGCGCCTTCGTTCCGAACTCAACCAGATGCGCGTGCGGTGCCGCCTGCTTGAGCGTGTAGGCGTAGGCTTGCAGGAAGTTCTTGAATTGCCGCCCAGCAGCGGCGGAGAGCGATCTTTTCAGCCCGCCCGGTGCGATGGCGCGGCCGCGGTAATTCGTCGCGTAGGGTGCCACTGGCGCGCGAGCTTTAGCCGCGTCGCTGATGAGGTTCGCCCCGTCGAGCAACGCCGCGCGCACTTCTGCCCCTTGCGCGGTTTTCTTGAGCTTTTCAAGCTGCCCGGCGAGTTCCGTGAGCCCTTCGATTTTGATGTTCAAATCGTGACCTCAGAGCATTGCAGCGCAAGCATTTCGTTGCGCTCGTCCGGGTTGGCGATGGCGCGGATGTTGAAGTATCGGACGGCTTCGGAGTTCTTCGCGTCCGTGAACTTCACGCGCATGTCTGGCGTGTACCCGGCCTTGTAGCGAACCGTGATGGAGTGCGAGAGATCGGAAATCGTTTGCTTCGCCTGGAAGAACTCGCGCCCGCCGCTGGTTTCGATGGAGCCCCAGCACTCGGAGAAGGTGGACCATGTTTCCGTGCGGTCGCCGTTGGCATCGACGGATAGGCTTTTCTGTTCGATCAGGAGCCAGTGGCGGAGGGTGCCGGAGCGCATTACCAGATCCTCCAATTCACCAACAGCGCCCGGCTGCCGAGCTCCAGCGCCTTGCTTTCGACACTGGCAGAGTTGCCGAGGACGACATCTTCGCGGTGCTCGTAGAGGTGCGCAGCGATGAGTAGAATAGCCGCCTGAATCTCATATGGCACATCGGCTGCCGTGGTCCACCCGCAAACGAACTGAATTTCGATAGGGTCGAGGACGCGCAGAGTTGTAGATGGCCAGGATTGGTTGTAGGACAGGGCAAGGACGCCCGGATCGCGGGCGGTGGATACTTCCCAGTAGTCAGCGGAAAACGTCGTCTGTGTGCCCGCCGTATCGGTGTATTTGACGTGAGTTACTGACTGGAGTTGGCCGAACGGCAGGGTAAGCCGGTCGGTGTAAGGGAAGCCGTCGAGGAACCACTTCCACGTCTGCGTCACCAGCTTGCGCCCGGTGATCGTTTCCACATACGCCTGCGCCGCCCGCACGTAGGGTTGGTACTGCTCGGCTGGTTGGCCGGCAGCGCGCGCGTGCGCCTCCATCTGCGCATCGGTGATGGCAAATTCGGTTGGCGCTGCGACGAGTTGGTAGGCGTGGGAGGTCATGGGATAATTGGCTATGCCTGATCGTGTTGAGTGCCCGACGTGCCACCGGCCGCACGATGTTATTTGGGATAGCCCTGAAGAGGTCGGGCCAAATGCTTGGCGATCGTTCCCCGTTCCGATTACGTGCACTTGTGGCGCAGTTTTGTCGGCTGGGTCAATTGACGCCCTGCTGTATGCCTAAAAAGAGGGGCGGTGGAGCCGCCCCAGGTCGGAGAGAGAGAAGCGGACTAGTCGATCACGGAGTTGGTCGTGGAGTAGCCGAACTTGGGGTTATTCAGCACGATCAGGATGCCGCCCAGAACGGGGGAATCGACAACTTCCACCATCTTGAGCCGCACGTACTTGTACCCGGCGCTGGCCAGCTCCTGCTCGTCCACTTCAACCACGTAGACTTGCGAACTGCCCGCCGTGGTGGCGAAGCCAGTCGTGGTGGCAGCCGTCATGGCGCCGTTCGTGTCATTGGACGTGATGGCGCGGTAGTAGAACGGAACCGCCGTCGTGTTGGACGGGGTAACGTCGTCGCAGGCTTCGACGGTTACCGTCGAGGTGCCCGTTGCGCCCACGCCCTTGTAGATGATGAAGGTGGCGGACTGGTGCCCGGTGATGTCCACGATATCGGAGCCGGTCGTACCGGCGAACGCATCGGCCACCGGGTCCAGGCCCTTGATCACATGCTTGGTAGCGAGAGATTCGTAACGCATAGTGAGTTTTCCTTGTGGTTTTGTAGGCGAGGGCGGTAGTTAGCCGCCCTCCGGTGGATTAGGCGCGAACGGCGGTCGTGACGAACGGCGACACGGTGTTGCTGCCCTTGAATTGCGTGATGGGCTTTTTGATCGACGGCATCCCGTTGATGTCGTAGGACCACTTAAACGCCATCTCGTCGTAGATAAAGCGGACGTGCATGGACGTCGCGGAGCGGAGCCCGGCGCCCTGCGTGATGACGACATACTGGCTGAAGTCGGCTAAAACCATGTCGCCTGCAGTGCCGAGTGTTTCTGCCTGCTCCACGATCACGACCGGATAGCCGAACAACGTACCGAAGTACGGCGAGCCGGCGGCGTTGCCATTGGGAAGGAAGACCGGCATCTGGCCGACGGTCATCAATGGAAGCTGGCCGACGACATCGCGGTTTAGGAACCACGCCGGATTCGATCCGGGGACCGTCCGCAGACGGGACAGCATGGCAGTGGCGTTTTCAATGACGAAGGTGGCGGCGGTCTGCGCGGCCTTCTTCGCCACGCTCACCAGCAACGCCGTTCCTTCATGGGCGGCGGTGCTGAAGCCGAGGCACTGGCCGACGCCGGTACCGCGCCAGATCTCGTTATCGACCGTGAACGCGAACTCAGAGGAAAAGGAGTCTTCCAGAATGGAGGCGTAGGCCGGACCATTGCGCAGTTGGCGCTCGGAGGCGTAGGCAAGCCCCTTGAGGGTTTCCAGTTTCAACTCCGACCGGTTGATAGTCGGCTTGGTGGACGTCGGCGCATCGGTTTCGGAGGTGCGATAAACCCGGATGCCGCCCCAGCGGGAGCCGGTCGCGCGGCTGGTTTCGTCAATGAACGGCAGTTCAACGCTATCGCTGCCTTCGCCAATCGGAATCTCTTTGCAGAACGGCAGAATCTTCGCGGATTCGCGGGCCTTCGCCAGCAACGCCGTCGAGAAGTCCGTACCGATCAAAAAACCGCCGTCGGCCGGAACCGTAGCCGAGCCACCGGAAGCGGCGAGGTTCTGCTCAAACAGGCGCTTATCAACACGCCCGCCCTGGCCATGGAAAGAGCCGGCAGGAGACTGCGCATAGGCGATCGCGGAAAGCTGCTCGCCGAAGTTGGCAAACGGGCGCTTCGCTTCGTTGTCGCTGGTCACCCGGCCCGGTTCGCGCGTCGCGTTGGCCTTCGCCTTGGCTTCCAGCGCCTCGACCGCGGCCAGTTCCTGCTTGGCGGTGTTCAGTTCGGCTTCCTTGGCGTCCACCGCGGCGAGGTGCGCGACGATATCGGCGGCGGCGTCGGACGCCTTCAGCAGCGCTTCATATTCGGCCGTGGTTGCGGCCAGCTTCTCAATGAGTAGCTTTTTTTTCATGGTTGCCCCTTTGCGCTTGTGGCGCGGGTTGGTTGTTGGTTAGCGGCCAAGGACGCGGAAACGGCGTTGCTTGATCTGCAGCACCAGGCGTGCCTTTTGTTCGCTCTGATCTGCTTCGCTGG